GTCACTTTTACGCATAGTCAGGTTATTAGGGTGGGGAGTGTTACAGAATGCCAGGACCTGCACGCACACCGAATGAGATAAAAGCGAAGCGCGGCACGCTGCGTAAGGATCGCGCGCCTGTCGTGCGGCTCCAGACCAGCCTGCCAAAGATCGCTGATGACGATCTGCCAGCCGGTCTCGGACCGATTGCGTCTGAGTCGTGGCGTCGGATCGTGAGCCACGCAGGATCGTGGATTGCGTCCAGTGATCGCGAAGCGCTGGAGATGCTTTGTAAGGCGATCGAGTTTCACGCAGACCTGAGTGCTAGGATCAATGCAGATGGACCAGTACTGTTCACAGACAAAGGCTATGCCTATCCGCATCCTGCAGTCGGGATGCGATCTACAGCGGAGGACAGCATCAGAAAATGGATGAGTCATCTCGGCCTTACGCCAGCGGATCGCGCAAAGCTCGGAATCGCAATGGTGGAGAGCCAGTCAAAACTGGACGCATTCAGAGACCGTCTGTCCAGGAAGGCTGGCCACCGCGCTGGCTAACGCCTACTAGCGAAGGCGATCTATCGCGCTCTCTTGGAGATGAGGTCGCCGATTTTGCAGAGGCGCTGATCCCTATCGCTAAGGATTCCCTAGCAGGTAAGAGCGGCGAGCCGCTCCAGATCCGGCACTGGCAGCGTGAGCTGCTGCGCCATATGCTGGCCTGTCGCGATGACGGTACATTCGCACATCGTTTTTATCTCGCAGGCATCGCGCGCAAAAACGGTAAATCGTCGCTCGCCTCAATCCTGCCAATCTATTTCGGTCTATTCGGCGACCAGGGTGGCGAGATCTACGGCGCGGCCTCCACGCGAGAGCAGGCGTCGCTGGTCCTATCGCACGCTAAACGCGCAGTGGAGATGACGCCTGACCTGTCTGACCAGATTAAGGTCTACCGAAATGCGCTGGAATTTAAACCGACAGGCACGGTCTATAAGGCGATCGCAGCAGAGGCGTACAGCAGCGAAGGTCTCTCGGCGTCGCTGATCATCGCGGATGAGCTGGCGGCGTGGCCGTCACGCGATCTATTCGATGTGCTCTCACTCTCAATGGGAGCGCGCCGGTCGCCGCTGATGATTGCGATCACGACGGCTGGACCGCGCGTGGATACGACTGGTCAGGACTCCATCGCCTACACGCTCTACCAATTAGCGCGCAGGCGCATCGCTGGAGAGGTGGACGATCCGACGCTCGGTATGGCCTGGTATGAGGCAGACGACGACGCATACGCAGATGAGACGCGCTGGCATCAGGCAAATCCAGGACTCTTAGGAGACATTCCGATCCTGTCATTTGAGGATCTGGTCTCGGCGAAAAAGCGCACGCCAGAGGCGGAATTTAAAACAAAGCGCCTCAACATCTTTACGGCTGGCGCGCAGGCGTGGCTACCTGCTGGCGCGTGGGAGGCGTGCGCCGATCCGACGCTGGTGCTCAATGATGGCGATGAGGTCGTCGTCGCGCACGACGGTTCATTCAGTAATGACAGCACAGCGCAGGTGATCTGCCGCATCAGCGACCGTGCGCTCTTTGTCGTAGGTCACTGGGAGCGGCCGCCTGATGGCGACCTGTCGTGGCGCGTACCGGTGCAAGAGGTAGAGGCGAATATGGAGAGGATCTGTCGCACATACAAGGTGCGAGAGGTGCTATTCGATCCATTCCGCTGGCAGCGCTCGGCGGAGATGTGGCAGCAGCTCGGTCTGCCTGTCGTAGAATTTCCACAGACGCCTGCTCGGATGGTTCCAGCGACCTCTACATTTTTTGATGCTGTAGTCAATAAACGGCTGAAGCATAATGGAGATCCACGACTGGCACGCCACGCAGCCAATGCCACGCCATACTATAGTCGTCAGGGATTGATGATCCGAAAAGAGGCACGCAACAGTAATAAAAAAATCGACCTAATAGCAGCCAGTCTGATGGCGCACGCGCGCGCTGGTACGCTATCCTCTACTGGCGATCCGCGACCGCAGCCAGCGGTCACACTCATAGAGCTGTAAGGGAGAGACCGTGGGAATCATTGACAGGCTGCTCGGACGACCAGAGGCACGCGCACAGGGTGGCTGGTATGCCGCCGGATTTGATGCCACTAAGAGTAGCGCTGGCGTCTCCATTACTCAGGACACAGCGCTCTCTATTGCCAGCGTTTATAGCGCAGTGTCGCTCTATGCGCAGACTGTCGCATCTATGAGCTGGGGAGCCTACATCAGAGATGGTGGCGTCCGACGGCCAGTAGCGCGACCGCGCTGGATGGATTATCCAATCCCAAACAATCCTAACTACACTGGATTCGAGCTGAAGCATCGCATCGTATCCAGCCTGATGCTGGACGGTAACGCGTTTATTTTGATGATGAAATCAGGTGCAGTCGTCGTAGAGGCACGCGTCCTAGATCCGCGAGCTGTAGAAATTATGCGCGGTGAGAATGGCGAGCCGCTCTATAAGGTCACATCTAAGGCCGGTGAGATGATCGTCGGTACAGATGAGATGGTACATATTCCACTATTCGCCTATGGCGAGAATGATCGCGGTATCAGTCCTGTTGAGTACCATCGCGTCACGCTCGGTCTCGCATCTGCAACGCAATTATTCTCAGCGAAATTCTACGAGCAGGGTGCTGCGCCGAGCGCAATCATTCGCACACCTACAGAGCTCACTAATGATCAGGCATCGCAATTGCGCGAATCATTCGGACGACGCCACGAGGGTATTGACCGTATGCACCGCATCGCGGTACTGACCGGCGGCGCAGAATACCAGCCGATCTCTGCAAAAATTTCGGATATGCAATTGATCGAGACGATGCACTATGGCGTAGAGCAGGTGAGCCGCATCTATGCTGTGCCACTATTCTTGATGCAGTATCCTGGAAATTCCAGCTACAACAGCCTGGAAATGGCGATGATGGGCTGGCTGCAGACTGGTCTAGCGCCTGTGCTCTCGCGGATTGAGGATGGCCTCTCGCGAATGATTCCAGGTCAGACGACATTTATCTCGTTTAATACCGGCTCACTCCTGAAGGCGACGACTAAGGAATCGTACGAGGCGCTCGCCATCGCGCTAAATACAGGTCTGATGAATCTGGATGAGGCTCGTGCAATCATTGACCGAGCGCCGCTACCGAATGGCGCTGGTGAAGCATTCTGGAAACCTCTTAACATCGGCACTGTCGGTGAGGAGCCTAAGCCTTAATGTCATATGTAATTGTAGATCTAGACGGTACGCTCATCCTGGATGGCGACCGTCCTAATCAGACACTGATCGATCACCTGAATCAGCAGGTAATGGATGGCGAAGCGCAGATCATTATCGTATCGGCGCGTCCTATTGATCGCCTAGAGGAATCGCGCGCGTGGCTACAAGAGCACGGCGTCGCTGGCGTGGATGAGGTACATCTCAACGATTTTGAGGGAGCCGGTGAGGGTCCTAATGTCGGACTGGAATTTAAGCGCTATAAATACGAGCGCCTGATTGAGCAGTACGGCGTGGATGAGATCGCGTATGTCGTAGACAATGATGCAGATGTGCGCGATATGGCGCGCTCTCTCAGCCTGCTGGCATTCACGCCAGATGAGGCGCTGACCGTCACGGCTGATGATGAGTCCGACGATCGCGAGATGCGCGCAGTCTACGAGACGCCAGAGTATGTGCGCGCCGCTGCGCGCAAAGGTCTGGAGTGGGAGCGCGACGGATTGGCTGGCGAAGGTCTCCAGAGCCAGACGATTGCAGAGGCTCGCGAGATGGCTGCTGGCCGCATTGATTCAGATAAGCTCGTGCGTCTCGCGGCCTGGATTCGCAGGCATCGTGGCGACTGGGAAGGCGTGCCACAGAATAGCGATGAGAGCGCAGAGAATTTCCCTGGACCAGGTGCGGTCGCAGGATTCCTGTGGGGTGTGGATACGACTGCAGCAGATGGAGCCGATCGCGTATTAGAGTGGGCAGATCGACTGATCGCATCAGAGGCAGACGACGAGTCTAACGATAGGAGTATTTCAGAGATGAGCAAAAACTACGAGACGCGCGCGCTACCGATGGACGGATTCACCGTCTCTGACGATGACGGTCAGAAGGTATTTACCGGCTATGCAGCGCTGTTTAATAAGCCGAGCGCTGGTCTACCATTCACCGAGATTATTAAGCCTGGTGCATTTAAGCGCTCTATCTCGCGCGTCGCACAAGGCCAGAAGGTTATTTCATTCCTGTTTGGTCACGATGAGATGCGTGCGCTCGCGACGACTGCTTCAGGACGCTTGAGCCTGACAGAGGATGAGGTAGGTCTCAAGGTAGAGGCTCGCCTAGATCCTGCAGATCCAGACGCGCAGAAGGTGCTCTCTATGCTTAAGTGGGAGCCACAATCGGCCGGTATGTCATTCGCCTTCTATGCGAATAAGGACAATTGGGATGGCGACACGCGCGAGATCCTAGAGGCAAATACGACAGAGGTATCCATCCTGTCTGTCGGACAATCACCTGCATACCCTGCCACGCTCGGTCTCGCAGCCGTGCGTAAGATTTCTGAGGATCGTCTCGGCATTGATGCTGAGACGCTTATTACGACCCTAGAATCAGTAAAGGCTGGCCAAGAGCTGACCGATGCTGAGGTAGAGGTAATCGACACAGTGCGCGCACGACTAGCGCCAAAGCGGAGCGGTATTGATCCTACGATCGCCGCTGCGCAGGTGCTGATCGCGCGCCTCCGTGACGACGCAATCTGAGACACGAGCCACGGTCGCGCAGCGCTGATCACGCCAGCCCACCAGTAGGCATCCCTCTCAGGGAGCAATTGTAGTCAAAAAAAGATAGTAGATAAGGAGCCTAAAAATGGCTGATCTTAAGAAGCTTGCAGAGCAGCGTGCTGCTCTGCTTACACAGGCCAGCGCGCTTGTGACCGAGACCGCTGAGCGCGGCGAGTCTCTTACCGGCGAAGCGCAGGAGCGCTTTGAGAAGCTCACCTCTGAGGCCGCTACCCTTGCCGATGCTATCCGCTCGGAGAAGGACGCTGCCGAGGCACGCGCCGCTGCTGATGCAGTGCGCGGTGAGTACGCTGCTGCTGTTGCGCCAAAGGGTGGCGAGAAGCGTGACATCTCCGCTGAGCTCCGCAAGATTGCGCGAGACGGCGGCACTGTTGAGCTTCGCGACATTACGCGCGCGACCTTCACGCAGGGTGTGACGCAGGGTGATACTTTCTGGATCACTGCTGGTCAGTACAATCCGTTCCTGAATGATGCGATCACGCGAGTCGTGGCCGTCTCAACCGGTAACACGCTGGCTCTGCCACGCACGACTGCTCTCGGCACTGCTGCTGCAGTGAATGAGGGATCTGCGATCGGTGAATCGGACGGTACATCCAGCAGCTTGTCCCTAGCTCCTGTGAAGTACGCGACGATGTGCCAGATTGGTCTGGAGACTGTAAACGACGAGGCCTTCGATGTATCTGCTTGGGTGCAGGAGAAGCTCGCCGCTGAAATCGCAGTCGCACACGGTGCGGTTGCTGGTCCTGCTGTCGCTGCTGCTGCCACTGTTGGTAAGCAGGGTGCTGCTGTCGCTCCGGTGTATGCCGATCTTGCCGACCTCATTATGAGTGTCAATGCAAAGTATCGTCGTGCGCCTAAGGCTGGATTCTTGATGAATGACGCCACGCTCGGCGGCATCATTAAGCTTTTGGACTCACAGAATCGTCCGATCTTTGTGCCAGGCAATCTCAATGCGCCTGACTCAATTCTCGGATTCCCTGTGTACAGCGCTGACCTTGCCAGCACTGGCGACGAAGCTCTGTCAATTTGCTTTGGTGACCTCAATGCGGTTGTCACTGCAGTCGTCTCGCCAGGCGTGACGATCGAGTCATCGCGCGACTACGCGTTCGCGACCGGATTGGTCTCGTTCCGTGGCTATGTGCGCGGCGCAACCGGCCTCATTGACGGCGCTGCTGTCAAGAGCTTTAAGGGTGCGAATGTCTAATCGCTAACGCGATTAGTACGGTGATGCAGGAGTCGTAGCGATACGGCTCCTGCAGAGCCACTGGAGGTACAATGCTAGTACGGATGACACAGAGGATCTCAGGTACACGCAATGGTAAAAACTGGCCACCGATTGGCGGTGTAATAGAATTGCCAGAGAGCGAAGCGCTCGCGTTAGCAGCGCACGGATACGCTGTGCCGCTACCGGCGGCGGAGCCGATCGAGCGCGCGACGCAAGAGGATACGACTGAAAAAGCAGTAGTGACAAAAACGGTAAAGCGAAAGGCGGCACGCAATGGCTGATGTTGAGAGCGTACAGATTACCTGCACGACGGCTGCGACGCTGCTCGTGACTGCTGATACAGACGGCTGTCGCGTATATATCCACCATTCAGGCGCTGGATCTATCTGGCTCGGCGGCGCTGATGTGACCACAGCAAATGGATTTAATCTTGTAAACGCAGATGGATTTATCGATCTGATTCTGCCTCCAAATGCAAAGCTCTATGCTCGTGCAAATTCCGGCACAGAGACCGTGCAGATTCTAAAGATCGGAAATTGATATGTCGTATGTAACGCTTGCCACCTTTAAAGAGACGCTGCAGATCCCATCTGCGGATACGACTGACGACTCACGCCTGCAGGCCGTATTGGATGCGACCGATCAGCTCATCAATAATTATTGCGAGCGTCCTACCGGATTTATCTCCAGCACGCAGACGCGCTACTACACAGCAGAGCGCAGCGACTATTGCCTCATTGACGATCTGGTCAGCATTACGACGCTCCAGACAGATGACAATATGGATGGTACATACGAGACAACTTGGAGCGCCTCTGATTACATTCTCGCGCCACGCAATGCCGCGAATAACAATCAGCCATATACCGAAATTGACGCAGCGATCGGCTGGCCGAAGGTATTTCCAGTAGGGTATCTCGGAGTCAAGGTCGTAGGCTCATTTGGCTATAAGGCGTCTACCGCGCCAGCAGCAGTCCAGCAGGCTGCTCTGATCCAGGCAGGTGCAGTCTGGTTCAGCCTCACGGCGCCGAGTGGCGCCATCGGAGGTGCAGACCTCGGCGGCATCATTCGACTAGCGCGCGCTCTGCATCCAGAGGCGCAGGTACTGCTAGAGCCGTACCGTAAGCGTCTCGGTCTCGCGAGCTGATGAATGATCTAGATATTCTGGACGCGATGGCGGCGCATCTAGAAGCGCTCACGCCTCCGACAGGGTACGCGGTACGCAATGTCTACGCGACGCCACCAGACGCGATCGCAGTTGTACCGTCCATCGTTTTGCTGCCAGGATCTGACTCCATCTCTTATGGAGCCGGTAATCGGACTACCACGCTCACGGTGAGCGTCGTAGCGTATCTTCAGCCTGCAGGCGGATTTGAGAGGAAATACCGCGACCTGTTCGAATTCAGGTCGTGGCTACGAGACTCATTCCGCACAGGCCTTACACTCTCTGGAGCATCAGTGCAGGTCTCGGTGACCGGCACGGCGCTCGGTACTGATACCTGGGCAGATCAGGAATACCTGACCTGCACAGCCACAACAGAGGTCACGGTCGCTGAGATCGTCGCCTTTACAGCGTAGAGCATAGGAGACATACAAGATGGCAACACTAGGCGCTAAGGCTCTGACGCGTATTGCGGCGTCAGCTCAGGCAGATTTTGATACAGCAGTCACATTCGGATCTAGCACAGGAGAGGTCCTGTTTACAGATGCTCTGGGCATCCTAGATCCTGGCGTTACTGTCGCGCTCGCAGAGGATATTTCTGTAGGCAAGCGCACGGCGATTCAGGCTGGCGCAGTAACGGTCACTGGTAAGAATCCAGTCGTCACGATTGGTGAAGCTCCAGTATCGCTGCGAATGCTGCCGGTGATCCTTGACTCTCTCGGCGCTGGCGTCACTGGCGCTGGACCATATACCTGGACCTGGAGTCCGACACAGGGTGATGTAGACACCGCGATCTACTACTCGATGTTGATGACTGACGGCGTGCAACAGTACAAGGTCGTTGGTGCAGCGCCGACAGAGGTGACGCTCTCTGCAGATGCCTCTGGGATCTTGCAGGCTGGTGCAACCTTCGCCGCTAAATCAGTCTCTGCTACATCTGAGACATTCCCTACGGCGATCAATGTGCAGCCGATGCTGGCTGGCCGCCTGATGAATCTCAGCGTGGATAGCAATTTCCCTGATAAGAGCGGCACAGGCGCAGCAGATTACGGCTACCTGATGAGCTTTAATCTCTCGGTGACGACTGGTCTCTCAACGATCAGCGCGCTTGAGGGTACGCTCTCCGCTGCTACCGCTGCATTCACCGGCGCTCTTGACGCAACGCTTACGCTCACCGTCGCATCCAATGCGGCGGCGATCGCTAACGGCGCGTGGGGTATCGGCGAGCAGGCCGAACAGCGTTACCTCAGAATCCACGGTACGACGGCGGATAATTACGGCGTCTGGATTCTCGGCTCCTGGGTGATCGAGTCTGTGACACCATTGAGCGCCGAGCAGGACGGTATGGTCGTTAATGAGGTCTCGCTCCGACTGGCGTACGATACGACGGCTGGTAAGAGCCTTGAGATTATTTGCGATTCGCCGCTGGCGACCGCGCCATAAATAGCGACGGCTCAGCCGTCAGGAGGTAGTAAATGGAAACGGTAAAGATTGATCTGACCGGCGCGTATGCCGGTCAGACAATTACGATGCGAAAAAAGATCAGCGCTCGCGTGCTGATCGATCTGCAGGGTGATCCTGCTACGCAATTTGCGGCATTTGAGAAATTGGTCGTAGAGCATACGGTCCTAGATCTGGATGGCAATCCTGCCGAGAGCATCCTAGATGCGCCGGTAGAGGCGATCACTCAGGCAATGGACAAATGGGCGGCGGCGCTTAACACACTCCCAAACGCATAAAGCTGGAGGCGAGACGACTGGCGATCGGCCAGTCAGTGCCGATCTCCAGCATAGAGATCATCTCGCATCTGCTAGGGAAAGAATTTGGCGTCGCTCCCTGGGAGATCCTAACTGCCGATGTGGAGGATGTGCTCAAAGCGTGGGCGCTTTATTGTGAGCTGCAGCCTAGAGGTAAATAGATGGCGAAAGGTCAGATCGAATTAGAGCTACAGGGTACGATCCGACGCGACGCTAAGGCGCTCCACGATGCATTTCTCAATACGCTTGGATATGCAGGCGTGCGCAAATTAGAACAATTTGCCACAGTCAATGCGGCGCGTGCGCTGGCTCCATTTGTCCGAGAGGCTGCGCCTAAAGATAGCGGCCTGGTGCAGCAGAGCGTGCGCGGTCGCCGCTCTCGGATCACGCGTCCTGGCGGTATCGTCGGACCAGTGGCCGGTAAAAAAGCAGCCTGGTACGCCTGGTGGACGGTGAAGGGTACAAAGCCACACAGTCTCAAGGCGAAGCAGTCTGCGACGCGACGCGTGGCAGAGACGCTCTCTGGCGTGACCAATCCTCTTAATCATCCAGGCACGCCTGGTAGTAATTGGGTGGAGTCCACAGTCGTCGCCTACAAAGAGAAAGCGCTGGACGCATTCGGCGCTACCGTCGTCCTGCTAATGGAGGATCAGGCTGCGCGCAATAAGGTGCTCGGACTAGAGATCGCGTATGCCAATCAATCAGCAGCCGTCTGGCAGAGCCAGCCGTATATGCGCCACTGGAAAAATGCGGAGTATATGGAAGGCGTCAGGACTGCATCGTCTATGTCTGGTAAGAATCGATCAGAGTCAGAATGGGCGCAGCTTGGTGCGGCGTCTGCTAGATTGCGCACATACAAATCACGCGCATCCGGCTCTCTTGGCGTCGTACCTAAAATGAGAGGCATCTAGAAAGGATCTGCAATGGCTCGCGGCGTAACCTTAAATGCAACGATCAGCGCACGAGACGCGGCGTCTAAAAACATTAAGCGCGTTAATAGCGCGCTCTCTGGTCTCGGCAATACGGCGAAGCAGGTCGGAGCGGATTTCCGTAAAGTCGCTCTAATCACTGCTGGTCTCGCCGCTGGCGCTGCTGCGTTTACCGCATCTGCGATTAAGGATGCCGCTGCTGACCAGGCTGCTCAGGCTAAACTGCTGGCCGCTCTTAAGGCGCGCGGTCTCGCCACCGATAGCGTCACTGCTGCAATTGATGCACAGATCGCAGCCGCTGCTAAATTAGGATTCACTGACGATGAGGTACGCGCCAGCGTAGAGGCGTCCACGCGATTTACTAAGAATTACGCGATCGCGCAAAAGATGCAGACCGTCGCAATGGATCTCGCGCGCTCAACCGGTATGAGCCTAGAAGAGGCGACGCTCGCAGTAGGTAAGGCGTACCAGGGAACTGGCGGCAAGCTGCTAAAGAATCTCGGTATCACGGCGAAGGGTATTAAGGGTACTGCTGCGCTCAATGCGATTCTCGGTAAAACAAAAGGTAGCGCAGAGGCATACGGCAAAACGGCAGAGGGTGCATTCGCTGCACTATCCATCCAGGCGGCAGAGCTTAAAGAGTCATTCGGAGACGCATTCCTCCCAGCCGTCACAAAACTATTTATCGGACTGCAGCCATTCCTAGATCGATTCTCTAACTACATTAAGGCGGCCACGCCTACCATTCAGAAGTGGACAACAGAGCTGGTAGATAAACTGCTCGCCAAATTGCCAGGATGGATCGCTGCAGCAGAGGAAAAATTTCCATCGCTGCTGCGCCAGATCGGAAAATTTGTAGACGACATTAAAGGCGTAGGCAAATCGGCAGACGGTCTGCTCGGACCAGGCGGATCGATCACGCTGCTAGTCACCGGTATCGGCGCAGCCT